GTACAAACTTAAAGCGTATTGTTTACGCATCTAGTAGCGAAATTGTAGCAGATGATCCTACTAGCCCAGTTCCAGAGAACGCTGATATCACTATCAAGGATATTCACAATGCTCGCTGGAGTTATCGTTTGGCTAAAATTACAAGCGAAAACTATTTGGCCAATTCGGATTTGCCATATGTTATGATTCGTTACTTTAACGTCTACGGCGAGAATTCAAAGAAGGGTCACTTCTTAGGCGACCAAATTGATAAAATCCGCAATGGTATTTTTAGTGTGATTGGGGCGGATGAAACTCGCTCATTTTGTTACATAAGCGACGCTGTAGAAGCTAGTATTTTTGTAGCTGAAAACTGTAATCGTGAATTGGTTAACGTTGGCAACGACCGCGAAATATCAATTGGCGAAGCTGTACAAGTCATTGCTCGAGTTATGGGTTACCCCAATGCTGAATTTGAGCAACTGCCAAGTCGCGCTGGTTCTGTGGCTAATCGTCGTCCAGACATTAGTAAGTTACGTTCTATTATGCCCAATTATGAGCCATTGTCTTTTGAGCAAGGCATTAGAAAAATATTATCATAATCTATTGACGATCTAAATACAAGAGTGTATAATACTTGTATGGATCATACTAATTTAACTTACCGAAATGTAGAATCTTTAGCTCAAGATATTCTGCGACAAATAAACCGAGATAGCTGGAGGCCCGATTACGTGGTAGGACTTACACGTGGTGGATTGCTTCCAGCCATTCTCATTAGCCATTACTTAGATGTTCCGATGGAAACTCTCAAGGTATCACTGAGAGATGGACAGGAAAAAGAGCACAATCTTTGGATGCCCGAACACGCCACCGAAGGTAAAAATATTCTTATTGTAGATGATATTAACGATTCTGGTGCTACATTAAGTTGGATTAAACAAGATTGGCAAGATAGTGTGGCCAGTGCTGATTGGTCCGCTATATGGAATAACAATGTTCGCTTTGCGGTATTAATTAACAACGAACCAAGTGAGTTTAAGCGGATAGATTATTCAGCATTAGAAATTAACAAACTAGACGACCCACGTTGGGTCAACTTTCCTTTTGAAAACTGGTGGAAGAAATGAAAATTAAAGTAAGCGAACTATTTTATAGTTTACAAGGCGAAGGACGCTTTGTTGGAGTGCCCAGTGTGTTCTTAAGAACCTATGGTTGTAACTTTACCTGTAGTGGATTTGGCTGTAAGCCAGGCGAGAAATCTACCGGCGCCGATGATGTAGCAGAAGTAGTTCATATGTATGACCGTTTTGAAGATTTGCCTTTGGTAGAAACTGGCTGTGATAGTTACGCAAGTTGGCATCCCTCATTCAAACATTTAAGTCCTACTTACGAAATTGATCAATTAGTAGATAAAATGTTAGCACTGACTCCTAATGGTCGATGGGTACAGAATAACGGTAATGATGTACATCTAGTTATTACCGGAGGCGAGCCGTTACTGGGCTGGCAACGTGCTTATAAAGAATTGTTGAGTCATCCTAAAATGGCAGATTTAAAAAATATTACGTTTGAAACTAACGGCACTCAAAAATTACATGAAGACTTCAGAGCGTATATGCTTGAAGAATGGACTCGTATGGGACGTGATCGTGATCGTTTAACATTTAGTGTAAGTGCCAAGTTAAGTGCGTCGGGCGAGCAGTGGGATGATGCTATTTGCCCCGAAGTTGTTCGTAGTTATCAAGAACTAGGTCATACCTATCTTAAATTTGTAGTAGAAACTGAAGATCACGTCAACGAAGCTATTCGAGCTGTTGATGCGTTCCGAGCAGGTGGATTTGGTGGTGTCGTCTACTTAATGCCACAGGGCGGAATAGTTCAACCATACGAGGCCAACAAATTAAACATTGCCAATATCTGCTGTGAGCGTGGGTTTAACTATAGCCCACGTTTACACGTAGACTTATGGGGTAATGGTTGGGGTAAATGATAGAGCAACACAACCGTACAATAATAAGAGCAATTACCTACAGAATAATGGCTTTACTTGTAACAGCTATTTGGACTGGCATAGGCGACGCAATTATTATACACGTAATTTTAACTACGATACACTATATACACGAACGTCTATGGTTAAAAATTAAATGGGGATTAGAATGAGCTTTATAGATAAAATTTTTAAAAAGAAAAAAGTTGCCGCCGTAGCACACGAACAAGCTAAATCAGCTAAACAAATTGCTACAGAAAAGGGTGAAGCATACGTCAATATTTTGAGTATGGATCTTGATCCTGATAACATGGGGCAAGGCTCTTTTGAACTAGATTGGAACGACAAGTTTGTTGCGGATCTTATCCGCCACGGTTATCAGCAGGATCCACGCGATACGGATGCAGACATTGTTGACCGTTGGTTCACTGCTGTATGCCGCAACATTGTACTAGAAACTTACGAACAGTATGAAGCTATGAACAATCGAGTTGTTAAAAGTCGCGATGTAGGCGATGGAATGAGTGAAGTTAGCTAAATGATATTTAATCATGTTCGTAGGCTAACAGAAGAAGGTAAAAAAATTGGTATTACCTTCAGTACTTTTGATATGTTGCACGCTGGGCATATCGCGATGCTGGCCGAAGCTAAAAATCATTGCGATTATTTAATTTGTGGATTACAAACGGATCCTACTATTGATCGGCCGGATACCAAAAATAAACCTGTACAAAGCATTGTAGAACGTCAAATACAATTGGCCGCTTGTCGCTATGTTGATGAGGTAGTAGTCTATCAAACAGAACAAGACTTAGTTGACTTATTGTTAATTTTGCCTTTAGATGTAAGAGTCCTTGGAGTAGAATACGAGGACAAAGAATTCACCGGCAAAGCAGAGTGTTACCAGCGCGGTATTGAGTGTATCTTTAATGGACGAGATCATTCGTTTAGTTCTAGTAGTTTACGTAAACGTGTGGCAGAAGCAGAAACATTTAAGGCATTAAAAAAGAAATGATATTATATGTAAATGGATGCAGTCATACTGCCGCGGCAGAAGCAGTTAATTCCTACGCATTTGCTGGAGATGATCCGCGGCTAGAACATTTAAAGCGTTTGCCACACCCAGACAATCTAGCTGTTAGCTGGGGTCGTCAATTGGCCACGGCTCTTAAGTGTGGATTTCATTGCGGAGCAGAAAGTGCTGCAAGCAATTCTAGAATTATGCGCACCAGTCGCGAATGGTTAAAAAATAATGAAAATCAACCCAAGTTGGTTGTTATACAATGGTCAACTTGGGAGCGTGAGGAATGGGAATATGAAGGTGTGCGTTACCAAGTAAACGGCAGTGGCATTGATATGGTGCCACAGGCCCTACAAGAAAAATATCGCAATTTTATCATTGGTCTAGATTGGAATCAAAAAACACAAGAAGCCCATGATCAAATTTGGGCATTTCATCAAGAGCTTGCTGGACAAAATGTCCCTCATGTATTTTTTAACGGTAACAATGATTTTAGTAAGATCACCGATCGCAAAGATTGGGGCAACAACTATATTGGACCCTATGATCCTACACTAACATTTGATGCCGTAATTAGAGCAGCTGATATCGAAACGGTTTCGCCCAAATCTTATCATTTTGGTAGGGACGGCCATGCTGTCTGGAACCGTTTTATCCTAAACTACATTATCCAGAACAAATTCATTTGACAACAATAGATTATTTTGCTATACTTACAGTATGAAATATTTACTAGTCGACACAGCAAACTTATTCTTTCGTGCTAGACATGGCGCCCATCGTGGAGCAGACACGTGGGAAAAGATTGGAATGGCCCTGCACATTACGCTAATGGCCGCTAACAAAATGGCACGCCGTTTTGAAGCTGATCATGTGGTCTTTACCTTAGAAGGGCGTAGTTGGCGTAAAGATGCTTATAAACCCTACAAAAATAACCGTGCTGTAGCCCGTGCTGCCCTAACAGAGCACGAGCAAGAAGAAGATAAAATGTTTTGGGAAACCTACGATTCTTTGACTAAATACTTGTCAGAGAAGACGAATTGTAGCGTTATCCGCTGTGCAACAGCAGAAGGTGACGATATTATAGCTCGTTGGATTGCTTTACACCCCCAAGACGAACACGTAATTATTAGCAGTGATACGGACTTTGTTCAATTACTTGCAGAAAATGTCAAACAATACAACGGTATTACAGACGAATTACACACTATAGAAGGAATTTTTGATGCCAAAGGTAAACCAGTTATTGACAAGAAAACAAAAGAGCCTAAGACTATTCCTGACCCGCA